GCGCTCGTTTCCAAGCTGAGCTACGTGAGGCCATCATCTATGGTCCAAAAATCTTGGGCGACTTGCTTGGTGAGTACGAGCGACTGACCACAGAGGACATCCAAATTGACGAAAAAAAATAAAAATCCGGCTCCGCAGGAGTTGTCCGAGCTGGATAAGTTGATGGCGACGCTGGCACCCAGTGAGCAAGAACAGCTTTTGGCGGACGTGGAGAACTACCGTAAGGCGTTGGAGCGGGAGAAGTGTCAGGATAGCTTCATGGCCTACGTCAAGAAGATGTGGCCGGGCTTCATCCATGGTCGACACCACGCTTTGTTGGCCAAGAAGTTTGAGGATGTCGCGGCTGGCAAGATTAAACGGCTGGCAATCTCGCTCCCACCACGGCATACCAAGTCAGAGTTTGGGTCGTACCTCTTTCCATCGTGGTTTCTGGGTAAATTTCCCGGCAAAAAGGTGATGCAGGCGTCAAACACTGGCGAACTGGCGGTGGGCTTTGGCCGTAAGGTGCGTAACTTGGTGATGTCTGAGCAGTATGCTGAGATTTTTCCTGACGTGGCGCTGCGACAAGACTCAAAAGCTGCCGGCCGATGGTCAACTAACCATGATGGTGAGTATTTTGCGATCGGTGTGGGCGGTACGATGACCGGCCGTGGTGCTGACATCGTGATTATTGACGACCCACACACTGAAGGTGAGGCGGCTTTGGCTGCCCATGACCCATCTGTGTACGACCGCTCGTATGAATGGTACACATCCGGCCCTCGTCAGCGTCTCCAGCCCAATGGAGCCATCATCATCATCGCCACAAGGTGGTCAGAACGTGACCTTATTGGACGCGCACTCAAAGACGCAGCCGAACGTGGAAAAGTGGACGAATGGGAGGTGGTTGAACTGCCTGCGATCATGCCATCTGGCGAGCCACTTTGGCCTGAGTTCTGGTCTCTTGAGCTGTTGGAGGCGCTTCGTGAGGAATTGCCACCCAGCAAGTGGAACGCGCAGTACCAACAAGCACCAACAGGTGAAGAAGGCGCTATTGTTAAGCGTGATTGGTGGAAGATTTGGAAGAAAGACGAGCCACCTCTTTGTGACTTCATCATCCAAGCATGGGATACGGCCTTTACCAAGAACGAACGGTCTGACTATTCAGCCTGATCGACGTGGGGCGTGTTCTTTTTGAACGATGACCCGGCCGACCCCAACATCATCCTGCTTGATTGCTTCCAAAAGCGCATGGAGTTTCCAGAGCTGAAGGAAAAGGCACGGTCAATGTACGAAGAGTGGGAACCGGACGACTGCATCATTGAAGCGAAGGCTTCTGGCGCGCCACTGATTCAGGAATTGAACAAACAGGGCGGAATGTTCATCCGGCCATACACACCAACGCGCGGAAAAGCTGGTCAATCGAACGACAAGATTGCTCGTTTGAACGTGATTGCGCCGATCTTCCAAGGCGGCAAAGTTTGGGCACCAGAAACACGTTGGGCACAGGAAATGATGGACCAAATGGCCGCATTTCCAAACGCTGCACACGATGACTTGGTTGATACGGCCGTGATGGCAGTAACTAGGTTTCGACAAGGCGGATTTTTAAGACTAGAATCTGACGAACGTGAAGATATCGCGGGATTTAGACGCTCGCGAGCTTATTACTGATAGGAACAAATATGGCAATGGACAAAGGTTTGTACGCAGCTCCAACAGGGCTCGAAGAACTAGCAGCTTTCAACGAAACGCCTGCGCTTGAAATTGAAATCGAAGACCCAGAAGCCGTGCATATCAGTATGGACGGATTGGAAATTGACATGGAGCCAGCAGAGCCTTCAGATGAAGACTTTGATGCAAACCTTGCAGAGTATTTGCCAGAAAGCGTCTTGGCCAGCTTGGCATCAGACCTGATTTCTGACTTTGAAGAAGACCTTGCCTCACGCAAAGATTGGATTCAAACATACGTTGACGGCCTTGAGTTGCTCGGCCTCAAAATTGAAGAGCGTTCAGAGCCATGGGAAGGTGCTTGCGGTGTGTATCACCCATTGATGTCTGAAGCTTTGGTGAAGTTCCAAGCTGAGACCATGCAGGCCACGTTCCCAGCAGCAGGGCCTGTCAAAACTCAAATCATCGGCAAAGAAACACCAGAGAAGAAAGCTGCCGCAGTGCGTGTTCAAGAGGACATGAACTACCAGCTGACTGATGTGATGAACGAATACCGTCCTGAGCATGAGCGCATGCTGTGGGGCTTGGGCTTGTCTGGTAACGCCTTCAAGAAGGTGTACTTTGACCCCAACTTGAACCGCCAAACATCTATCTTTGTGCCGGCCGAAGACTTGGTTGTGCCTTATGGCGCTTCCGACTTGCAGACATCGCCACGTATCACCCATGTGATGCGCAAGACAGAGAACGACGTGCGTCGTTTACAGGTGGCAGGCTTCTGGCGTGACGTTGATCTGGGCGAACCAGAAAACACACTAGATGAAGTTGAGAAAAAGATTGCCGAGAAGATGGGCTTCCGTGCAACCATGGATGACCGCTACAAGATTCTTGAAATCTGCGTCGACTTGGACTTGGAAGGCTATGAGCATACAGATGACGACGGCGAACCAACAGGCATCGCCATCCCTTACATTGTCACTCTCGACAAATCAAGTGGTGAAGTTCTGGCTATCCGACGCAACTGGGAACCAGACGACGAGACCAAACAAAAGCGCCAGCACTTCGTCCATTACGGCTACATTCCCGGCTTCGGCTTCTACTGCTTCGGTCTCGTACACCTTGTAGGCGCGTTCGCTAAGTCAGGCACATCACTGATTCGTCAGTTGGTCGACGCTGGTACTTTGAGCAACCTGCCCGGTGGCTTCAAGGCGCGCGGTATGCGTGTCAAGGGCGACGATACACCGATCGCACCCGGCGAGTTCCGTGATGTTGACGTTCCAAGCGGCACCATCAAAGACAACTTGATGACATTGCCGTACAAGGAGCCAAGCCAAACATTGCTGGCCTTGTTGAACCAGATCGTGGAAGACGGCCGTCGCTTTGCAAACGTTGCAGACATGCAGATCAGCGATATGTCGGCCAATAGCCCAGTTGGTACAACACTGGCCATCTTGGAGCGCACATTGAAGGTGATGTCGGCTGTTCAAGCTCGCGTCCACTTCTCAATGAAGCAAGAGCTGAAGCTGCTCAAGGTCATCATTGCTGACTACACACCAGAAGATTACGACTACGAGCCAACTGAAGGCAGCCGCCGCGCCAAGAAGTCAGACTATGACAACGTGGACGTGATTCCTGTCAGCGATCCCAATGCGGCCACCATGGCCCAGAAGATCGTTCAGTATCAAGCCGTGTTGCAGCTGGCCCAGTCAGCTCCTCAGATGTACAACATGCCGTTGTTGCATCGCCAGATGTTGGATGTGCTTGGCATCAAAAACGCCAACAAGCTCATTCCAATGGAAGAGGACCAGAAGCCAACAGACCCAATCAGCGAGAACCAAAACTTGCTGAGAATGAAGCCGGTCAAAGCTTTCCTGTATCAAGACCACCAAGCGCACATCACCGTGCACATGGCAGCCATGAAAGACCCCAAGATTCAACAACTCTTGCAAGGTAATCCAATGGCGCAGCAGATGCAGGCAGCCATGATGGCTCACATCAACGAGCACTTAGGCTTTGAGTACCGCAAGCAGATGGAGCAACAGCTTGGCATGGCATTGCCAGCCCAGTACGACGAATCTGGCGAAGAGGCTCACATGTCTCCAGAAGTGGAAGCACGTTTGTCACCAATGCTGGCTCAAGCCGCTCAGCAATTGTTGCAACAAAACCAATCTCAGGTTGCTCAACAGCAAGCTCAACAACAAGCGCAAGACCCGATCATTCAGATGCAACAACAAGAGTTGCAGCTCAAGGCTCAGGAAGTTGCCATCAAAGAACGCAAGCTCGTGGTGGATGCTGGTGCAAAAGAGAACCAGCAACAGATCGAGTTGGAGCGTATTGCCGCACAAGAGCGTATTGCAGGCATGCACGTTGGCGCTAAAGCGGAAGCAGATAAACTGCGTATCAGCGCGGAGCAAGAGGCTGAAGGTATGCGCATCGGTACGGACATTGCCAAAAACAAAGCCCAACTGATGGCAGACGGCCTCAAGCACGCATTCCCAAACAAGCAACCGACAAAAGGTAGCGAATGACAGCTTTAGAACTTCTAGTCAAACAACTGGATGAACAGGCTTCGTATCTCCGAGAAGGGCTCAGCTTAGGCCGGGCTTCAAGCTTTGAGGAGTACAAAGGAACTTGCGGCGAGATTAAGGGTCTGCTGGTCGCAAAGGGATACATATTAGACTTGCAACATCAAATGGAAAGTTCAGATGACTAACCAATTCAGCCTTCAAGCGGTTGACCTATCCGGCATTCTCAACAAGGATACCGACCAAAAGGCAAAACAATTGCCAGACCCAAAAACGTTTCACATTCTCTGCGTCGTCCCAGAAGCGATGGAAGAATATGCTGAAAGCACGTTGATTAAGTCAAGCCAAACGATGCACTACGAAGAAGTGCTGACGCCCGTATTGTTTGTGGTCAAGCTCGGCCCAGACGCCTACGCAGATAAGTCTCGTTTTCCGAACGGGCCATCTTGCAAGGAAGGCGATTTCATCATCGTCCGTCCAAACTCAGGCACTCGCATGAAGATTCACGGTCGTGAGTTCCGAATCTTGAATGATGATTCGGTCGAAGCGACAGTTGAAGACCCACGCGGTATTACTCGCGCATCGTAAGGAGAACACCATGTCAGGATTCAAATTCCCAGATGAGCTTGGCCTTGAAGGCGAAGACACCAAAAACGAAATCGAAATCGAAATCGAAGACGATACCCCTGCCGAAGACCGCAACAAAGAGCCGATGCCCAAAGAGATCGTCGAAAAGCTTGATGCTGACGAACTTGAGGAATACGACGGCGCGGTCAAGGAAAAGCTGAAGCAGATGAAGAAGGTCTATCACGATGAACGTCGTGAGAAAGAGCGCGCGCTCCGTGACCAGCAAGAAGCTATTACCTTTGCAAAACGCGTGGCCGAAGAGAATAAACGCATCAAGCAGATGTACTCTCACGGCGAGAAAGAGTATGCAGAGACGCTGAAGACTTCAGCCGAAATGTCACTCGAAATGGCCAAGCTTGACTACAAGAAAGCCTACGAAGATGGTGACACTGACGCGGTGATTGAAGCTCAACAACGCATGCAAGAAGCCAACATGCGTGTAATGCAGGCCAAAAACTTTAAGCCGACTGCTTTACAAGAAGAGAATTTTGAGGTACAAACTCAACATGAGCAGGTTCAATCTGTTCCAAAGCCTGACAACAAAGCTATGGCGTGGCAAGAGCGCAACAGCTGGTTTGGTCAAGACGAGGAAATGACAGCATCTGCCTTGGGCTTACACGAAAAGCTCAAGCGCACTGGTGTCGAGATTGGTTCTGACGAGTATTACGCGACATTGGACAAGACAATGCGCAAACGCTTCCCTGAAAATTTCGAGGAAGCACAAGAGGAAGAAGTCGTTTCAAAGGCTGAACCAGTACGAACCAAACCCCGTACCGTTGTCGCCCCGGCAGTCCGCAGCACAGCTTCAAACAAAATTAAGCTGAGCCCACGACAAGTTGAACTAGCCAAAAAGCTAGGTCTCACACCGGAACGTTATGCACTTGAAATGAAGAAATTGGAGACCCAAAATGTCTGAAGTTACACAAACACGTAAACCCCGCGAAGCTGATTCGCGCGCTGTCGCTACTCGCCCACAAGCTTGGAGACCACCAGAAACCTTGCCTAGTCCTGACAATCGTGCAGGCTGGTCGCACCGTTGGATTCGTTTGAGTACCCTCGGCACTGCGGACCCCAGTAACATTTCTTCCAAGCTGCGCGAAGGATATGAACCCTGCAAAGCAGAAGAGTATCCTGAGATGATGATGCACGCTACAACCGAAGGTCGCTTTAAAGGCAACATTGAGGTGGGCGGGTTGATGCTCTGTCGTATTCCGTCAGAGTTCTTGGAACAACGTTCGCAGTATTACTCGAACCAAAACAAGGCTCAAATGGAATCCGTCGACAACAACTTTTTACGTGAAAGTGACCCTCGGATGCCCTTGTTCTCGGACAAGAAATCTAAGGTATCTTTCGGAACTGGTTCTTAATTTTTGGAGTCCTAAATGGCATACCCTACCGTTTCGGCACCTTATGGCCTGAAGCCTATCAATTCGATTGATGGCAAGCCCTACGCTGGTGCATTCCGTCAGATTCCCGTTGCCGCTGGCTTCGCTACCGCTATTTTCAATGGCGACACAGTGAAGATTGTTGACGGTTATTTGGTCAAATCAACTACTACCGACAGCGGCACTATCGTTGGCGTTTGCTTGGGTGGTCAGTACGTTAACTCGTCTGGTCAAACAGTGCAAGGTCAATACATCCCCGCAGCTGCTTCGACTTCTACAAACTTGGCTTACGCCTATGTTGTGGATGACCAACAAGCTTTGTTCAAAGTGGCCGTTGTTACCTCTGGTACAACTATGGGCACTGCGAGCCGCGCTGATGTCGGTTCTAACATTGCTTTGGTGTTGAACGCAGGTTCTACTACTACTGGCGATAGCGCATTCGGCGCGACATTGACTGGTGCTGGTACTACTGCGACCATCCCATTGCGCGTCATCGACGTCGTTCCTGAGACTGCCACTTCTGCCGGTGTTTACCGCGAGTTGTTGGTGAA